AATCATTTGAGAATGTCCTTAATTCAATTGCTGATCCTGAACAGGTTCTTGGTTACTATCCAGACATCCAGGAAGGATTAATAAAAATAGTTCAGGAAGAGTATAAAGGCGTTGAAATTTTAGAACTTACAAAAAAGAAAGCTAAGAACGTACCTCAAAATGCTGTTTTTTAAGTATTAGTTTGAAAAAAGGTTGATGAAGTTAGGAGTTGGAATTTCTATCGAAAGAAATATGTGATGATTGCAAGTACAACAAAGATTATGACAAGCCACTTTGCAATCTCCATAGAGAAACCTGCAATTCCTACGGCTCCGAATACAAATGCAACTAGTGCGAATATTAGAAAAACTACAGCAAGTCCTATCAAATCCATTACATCGTCACCTTAATGATTATAATTTGATCAATAATTAATATTTAAAAGAGTGGTGGCGGGAAAACCTGGTAAAAACCCGCCCTTCATCAATGGAGTATTCTGGATTCAAGGATACGTTACAATTTTCAATATGATGCACATATATAAAAATGTATCGACGTGCCCACATTTCGAAGTACTTTCTATGCGATAAGGAGGAAATGTGTAAGAAATGCACAGATGTTAAATACCGTCACAGCATTTACTGAGAAAAGATAAGATTGAGAGGTTCAGAGGGAGAACTCTGAACCTAAACCCCCGTATAAGAGGTAAAGCTACAATGACTAGTTCATATGATTAGACGACCCCCCGTAAAAGAGGAAGCTACAATGACTAGTCTTAACAATGTCAGCTTAGATTTTAAAGTTTTCGATTGCACAGCCAAAGAAGAAAAAGTAAATCAATTTCTCGCTTTTCTCCATGACCCTGAAATAAAATCGGTTTTGAACTTATACCTAGAGAACTTCTTAGCTACTTCTGATTTAAGAATTTTAAAGAGACTTGCAGCTATAGAGGCTACGCTGGGACTAGATGATATGGAGTCGGATGAGGAACTCTCTATACCTGCACGGCTTGATTTGCTAAGCGATAAGATAGATGCCACGATAATTAAAACACCTAACCTTGAACCTGTGCAAGTATGCTCAACAAAGACAGAAAGCAGAGCATATCTTCTAGTTCAAAGACTCAAGTCCTTGAAAATTAGGAAGCACCTAGACTCCAAAGAGATAGTCCAGTTTCTAAAATATGGTATCGATGAACGATTTCGAGCAAAAGACGGCCAGAATGTACGGCAAATTAAAAAAGAAGTGCTGGAAAAAGCAGAAAATCTGTTTAGAGGGGAAGTGGAACTTAATAAACGTAAACACGGGAGAAGGGAAGTGCGATTGATATTAACGTAACCCCTATCTTACGGTTACATATGGTTGCAAGCTCTACGACTGCAAGAAAACAAGGAAAATACCACTAAACCCAACATAAAGAAGAAAGCCTGATAATAAAAAGGTTGTACTTCTTTGGATATAATAATTAGTTTAATATGATTAGCTGTAGATATATTAAGTATATTATATTAAATTGATAAAATAAAATATCTTGTTTATGATTTTTGATTATTGTATGTAAGATCTTACGTTCGCACATATGTTTGATGGTCCAGAAATCATTACCTGGAAAAAAAGTAAATGGGCTTAAAAGCCAGAATTGTTTTTAATAACCCAGGCGTCATCAGCTAAATTGTTTTTAGAATCTAAGTAAGCGATGGGTAAATATCCATATCCCTTTTCTCCCCAAGTCAATCCCCACGAGTTCCTAAATATGAAATTGGTTGGATTATACCCTGTTATTGCGATTGCATGTCCGCCATAGTTGTCTTCATTCCGTTTGGGCATTGGAACTTTGCCCGTTTTCTCGACCTGCCTGGATTCAAACGACTCGTACACTGAAATACCAATGACGAATATAAAACCGTCTGCTAATGCTTGTTTCATATCATTAATTGTATTAAGTTTGAAATAGGAAACTGTTTTATGAGGCTCTGCTTCTTTATAACATTCTGTCGTTGGTTTGGTTTTGTATTTTTTAATCAGGTAGGGCCAACTCTTTTCACCGCACAGTCCGTATTTTGTAATTGACTTACAGGAATCCCGTAGTGTCGCGCCGGAATCCTCTCTTACAGTTCCTTCTATTTGTCGAGTTGTATAATAGTGAAACAGCCGACTCATATCTTGAAATTGCGCACAGTCTTTGATTTCCAGGAATTCAATACATGCAGCGACGGCATTTGAACAACATGACCCGAGGTTGCCTTGATCTTCAATTGCACTACACCCTAGTCTTAGATCAACTGATGTGGGAAGTGGAGCAATACGCGTTGTTTTAAAAACGAAATCTCTTTGGTCTGGCAAATCTTTTTTCCAGCCGTATGTTTTGTTTATATTCATTGTTTATCACCATTTTAAATTTTTCTTCATTCCTTAGTATATGGTACATCGATATATTTTAATATGTTCACAGTGTTAACAATATAAATGACTATTTTTATTGAGGGACCCGCGCTCCCATTAGATATTAAAAACGTCAATGGGTGGGGTGTCAAGACCCCAGACGCAGATGCTGCTATCTCTTCTCTCAAATCGTCTGTCATCCGTGTTTGTTCACGTGACAGTCCACATGGTTGCGACATTTCTGAAGATCCAAACCGCGAAATCGGGCATATTGTTGATGCGTGGCAGCAGAACGGCGTGGTAATGACAAAAGCCGCGATCACAGATTCAATTGCGAAACAGAAGATACAGGACGGGACGTGGGGGAATAAATGGTCGGTATATGCTCCGAATTATGAATCTCTTGACGATGGGTGGGCTAAAGGAATCAGTATAAAATCTCTGACACTTGTTCAAAATCCTGCCTGGGCCGATGCTCATTATGATTTATCTGCGTCAGCAGACGGAAAATATGAATTGCGAAATGTTTCAGAATTCACGTTAATTACATCACAAAATTTAGGAAGTGAAACAATTACAAAAGAACTTGAAGATAAAATTAAAGAGCCTGACACAAAGCTCAAAGCCTCTACGAAATTTGAGGATGAACTTAAGCAGAAAGCTGATTCAGTGGGCCCCCTGGAAACACAGGTTGCAGAATTGACAGCCTCTAAAGCAACTCTTGAAAAAGAACTTGGGGATAAAACAACTCTCGTTGCCTCCCTGGAAAAGGAGAAAACCGGAATGATAACTCTTAAGGAAGTTGAAGAAATCGCAAACCGGTTGTCAGCATCGGCCTCCGAAAAAGCAATTGCTGATTATATCGAAACCCAGAAAAAAACGGCTCTGATTGCAGGTATCATTGAAATCAGGGAAGGGCTGAAGATAAAAGCCGATAATGAAAAACTTAAGACGATTTCGGCCTCTGATCTTGAAGAAAGACTCGCTGAACTTAACAGTATAAAACTTATTGCCGGTGGACCGGGAAGCGGACCTACTCCTGCGTATCCTGCTGCTCCCTCGGGCGGAGTTGGAAACTATAACACCGGAGAGTGGAAAGTATGACTTTTGGATTTGTAAAACCGTATAATTCCATTGTCGTAGATGACAATGGTGGTGGGAGAAAACCACTTATTATGGGACTCAAAATTGAGACGGCGGCTACTATGTATCCTGGTCGTCTTGTAATCAAGGGAACAAATGACGATGATATCGTAGTTTGTGGCGCTGGTGGACTCGCATTTGGGTGGCTCGGCTATGAACAGGCGGATCCGAATTTCAAGCCCGATTCTGTCGACACCATTTATACAATCAATGACACGGCTCCTGTTTTGTATGGTGTCGGTTTTGTGCTAGTTGCCTCCCTTGCAGCATCTCAGACAATTGTTAAGGGTGATCATCTTAGTGCGGGCGCTGCTGGCCAGGTTGTTAAGACTGTTACCACGGCAACTGTCGTGGGAGTCGCAATGGAAACCGTCACAACCACAGGCAGCGCGGCAAGTGTTATGGTGCTTAGTTTTATCTGAGGTGTAAAAATGGTAAACGCAATAGCAACTTTTTCAACGCAACTTGATCAGAAACTTATCGATCCTCTTCGGAATGTACTGAAGGGGCGTAAACTGGTATATGTGACCAAGGCGCAGGGTTTTGGTGTCTCCTCGGTGGATTGGGGAACAATTACCGATGTATCAGATGGTATGGTATCGTATGGGTTCCGCGGTGGAAACCAGGACACGATCGGAATCAATCTTACAAACTCGAAAGTCCCTGTCTATTGGAAAGATTACATGGTAGATCGCCGACTCTATGAAAGCTGGCAGTCTAGCGGAATTGATATCGACGCAGCGAGCGCAATCGCAGCCGCGTACAAAGCAGCCAAGGCTGAGGATTCAGCGATCATTATGGGTGTCTCAAACGATGGGACCAACTATGACATTAACGGATTATTTAAATCAGCCGGAAATACCGAATCTACCGCCGCCGACTTTGCAACATTCGGAAATGCTACAACAAAACTTAGTCTCGCATACCAAATGATGGACGACGACGGGATACCTGTTGACTCTCTAGCTTTTAATTGGGCGCTATCGTCTGTACAGTACAGGCAGCTAATGGCAAGCAGAAATTCATCTGGAGTCAGAGAACTTCAGGATATCCTTGATATGCTCAATGGTGGTAAACTGTTGTCGGTAGGTACTATCCTTACAGCGGGTACAGGGATCCTGCTTCCAACTCCGGCAGTCGGGGAACCTTACATCGACTTTTATCTGACCTCCGATTTTAAAACGGAACATGGTTTTGATAGCAGTCATCCTGACACTGGTGACCTAACCGGTCGTGTTTATAGTGCTGGTATACTGAGAGTCAAACAGGCCAACGCCATTGCAGCAACTACAGCGATTTAAGGGGTTTGATTTCATGGTCAAAGTAAAAGTGACATTTGGTAAAGTTGCAATTGGTGTCCTTGCAAACAAGGAACGTGATATAAAAGAAGAAGAGACCGTTATCTATCGAAAGGGAGACATTTTCGATTGCCCCGAGGATCGATTAAAGGACATTTCCGGTAGTAACCAGATTGAGATACTTGAGCCAACACAGTCTTTGAAAAATGCAAAAGACTACGGATCCACAAATAGCAACCCGATAGAGAAAATAGAAAAAACACAGCCAGCAGTCATACCTACTGTTAAAAAGTAAGGTGAATTATGGCTCGTTGTTCTGTAGCTGATGTCCGGGCTAAAGTTTTCACTTCCCAAACCACGGACCTACAAATTACTGCAATTATCGCAGACGTGACTGATGAAGTGTCAACTTTAGCTGGGACTCTCGACCAAACAAATCTCAATTTAAATCAGGCTGTCAAATGGGCGGCTAGAGCGGCTACTCTCCAGTATATGATAACGACTGGAGAAATGGCAGCAAATATAAAGTTTGGGAATAGTCAGCAACAGAACGCGACGGATCCGCTTGTTCAGGCATATGAAACGAAGGCAGAGTTTTACATTCAAAAATATAAAATGTCTTCTTTCTCGATCCCATCCGGGAGAATGGGATATGGAACCGTAAACAATACCGAGGGTTTTCATGAACTCCCTTAACTTTGGGATGATTCATACCTGCCGGGTGCTTAGCGATACGGGAATCACTCAAAATGCAGCGGGTTCTCCTATTTCTAATATCGTTTCTACGGAATATAATTGTTTATTTGCAAACACCGGGTCGACTGCAAATGCCTCAATGGCGTTCACCGAAGCAGGAAACATGATAACTTTAATCCCGTTTGTCTTTCTTCCGGCCGATGCGATTGTTAGCGAGGGAGATTTCATTTCAACTACCGACCGTGGATGGAAAGGAACTTACGAAGTTCAAAACGTTGATGCTCCGGAACAACTGTTTAATGGGGTAATAGATCACGTTGAAGCCTTTCTTAAGGAGGTTGCTAAACGTGGCTGATGGTATCCAGATAAAAATTGATGGCATCAAAGAGCTTCAGAATGCTTTCCAAGGTATTGAGAATGATATGCAGGATATAGTTTCGAAAGCAGTCTCCCAGGGATCGGCAGTCGTCGTGAGAGCCGCTCAAATAAACGTACATGTTGTCACCGGAAACCTGAGAAGATCCACAAAAGAATTACACCAAATCGTATCTGCAACTAGGGTAGAATCTCAAGTCGGGTCTGCTATGTCCTACGCTAGAGAAGAAGAATTTAGAGTAGATGGAAGGGGGTCACATTCATTTCTCAGACTTGCACTTGACGACAGTGAAGCGAAAATAAAAGCAGCCATGGAAGATGCAATTCGTTCCAGGCTGGCGAGGTACAGCTAATGATTGATGATGCTGTCAGATCCATTCTACTTAATAATTCTACAGTTTATGGATTTGTAGGCACTCGCATATATCCTTTAGTGCTTCCTCTAAAATGTACTTTTCCCGCGCTTTCTTACTCTAAACCTTCGAATCCTTATAGTAGAGTTTCAAGAGCTCCGAGATTTCAGATAGATTGTTGGACTAAAGATTTCACCGAAGTACAAAACCTTAAACAGGCGGTTGAGACGGCATTAGACGGTTATTCTGGAATAGTTGCCGGAATCAACATTGAACGCATAATTCCATTGGATTCACATGATTTCACACCTGACGATACTCAACTTTATCGCATTGCATACGACTTTAGAATAATTTATAGAGCATTTTGAGGTAAAAATATGGCATATCAAACCACAGCACAGCACCCAACGACAATTCGTTTTGGTTCCGCAAAAGTAGAAGTCGGTCCAGATGTAGGCACACTCACAAACCTGGGACTCGCCGCCGGGATTGAGTTTACAGAAGAATTCAAGGTCATTGAACTCAAACCGGATAATGCACCTCCAACACAGATAGGCTACGTTGACCATTCAGCGACCGTTAAATTCGAGATGTGGGAAGTCAATCTGGCGAACCTAGACATCATAAGGGGCGGTATGGATACCCGCACAAATGTGGCTGGGTCGTCCACTCCGGTAGTTGATGAACTACGTGTACTGACTGGGGTCAATACTGCAAAGTTGATTAATCGCAATGGTGATAAGTCGATAGTTACCGCAATTGTTGTCAAAAATGCATCAAATGCAACAGCAGTAATAAACACAGACTATAATGTTTCAGTGGATGATGACGGGTTTACTTGCATTGGTAGGATAGCAGCATCAACTGTGATCACAAGCGGAATGCAAGTTAAAGTAAGCTACTCTTACACTCCTAATGTATCAACAAAACTCACCACCGGTGGGAAAAACACCGTAACTGCGATTGTAGTAAGACTGACTAATACAAACGCCGCCGGTAAAGTATTCAGGCTCACTGTTTACAGTGCCAAAAATCAAAAAGGAATTGTTCTGAAATTGCCAGGTGACGACGAAGACAAAAACCTCGTTCCTATTATCGAACTGAAAGGAATATTCGACACTACTAGAACTGTCGGTGACCAACTCTTTGAAATTTACGATGAACAGGGGCAGTAAAACTTGTCTGAAGGTATGCTCAAAGATTTTGACATTCTTTCTCCTCCTAAAAGATTAGCGATGATTGGAGGGGAAGAAATAGATGTAACAATCGTTCCCGCCAGAGCCGCCCTTAAATTCATCGACTTTTCAAAAAAATATAATGTCGAATCTATCCAGGGGATGAGCGCAGACAATTTTGATTCGGGAATGATTGAATCAATTCTTGAAGTCATTGAACTCATTTGCAAGAGATCCAGCACAAAAATAACAAAAGATTGGATGCTCGATAACGTCGATATAAAGGTACTCATGGAGTTTGTGCAGTATGTTTTCGCAGGCATTAAAGGAGACGAAGCTGCGGATACAGGGGAAGACGGAAAAAACTTAGTATCTGGGACTTAGTTGCCCAACTTGGGATAATGTATTCTTGGGCTACTCCTGAAAAACTTCTCGATGAAATGAGTCTGGACCAGTGGAAACTTTATTATAATCATGGATGGGAAGCAAAGCGGACTGAATATAGGACGAACTGGGGTATTCTGGGACAACTCCTAAATGGCGAAGACTCAGATGAGACAGTCAAAGGTCTCAAAAATTTCAAAGAATCGTATCCAGACGGGAAACTAAAAGACGGTGCGTATAGAGTTTCGAGGTAAAAATGTCAGTCGGCGAACTAATAGTTTCCATTACTGGTGACATGAGTAAACTCAGTGAAACTTTTAGTAAAGTTCAAGCTGATGCAGGGAACCTCGGCTCAAAAATCAAAGACATCGGCAGCGGCGCGAGCTCAATGGGTGCGGGAATGACCGCGGGTATAACTGTCCCTCTAGTAGCCGTAGGTGCTGGCATCGGTGCAACTGTGTTAAAGGCAGCCGAGTTTGATACCGGGATGCGCCGTGTTGCTACGATGCTGCCGGGGATAACCGAAGCTGGATTGGGCAAAATATCCGGTCAAGCTCTTGATCTTTCAAAGCAGTTCGGGAGTTCCACTGGCGACATGACTAATGCTATGTATCAGGCATTGAGTTCTGGCATCCCGCAAGATAACATATTTGGATTCATGCAAGATGCTGAGAAATTGGCGATTGGTGGAGCAACCGATGTAGTGACTTCTACCGATGTTTTGACCAATGCCGTAAATGCTTATGGTAAAGAAAATCTCTCAACCGCCCAGGCATCAGATATTCTTTTTCAAGGTACTAAATTCGGGAAGTCAACCGTTGAAGAATTAGCTCATTCTCTT